GTGTATAGAATGATTTACCTACTAACTAACATAGAAAAGAACAAACGAAGCGCGGTTTTACAGTTGATGGTTTATGGGAGGGTGATTTGATGGAAAGAACAATTGTATTTAAAAGAGATGGGAAAAAGGAAGCGGTTAGGTTGACGGGGTTTACTGATGACCCAGCTAGTGATTTAACCTACTACAAAAGAAGGGAGCTTGAATCATTGATTAGAGCAGATAAAAATTCGCCAATTATGATTGTCGTTAAATAGCCCTCTTCGTGAGGGTTTTTCTTTACGTGCAATTCAATGTTATAATTAAGTATCTGATAAGGTCAGATATAAACCTAAGGGGTGAGAATTATGACGAAGCTAACAGATAAGCAACGGAGGTTTGTTGAGGAATATTGTTCCAACGGATTCAACGCAACACAGGCAGCTATCAGTGCTGGCTACAGCGAAAAGACCGCGAAAGACATAGCATGTCAGAACTTAGCAAAACTATATATCCAAGATGAAATCAAAGCATTCATGGAGAAAGCGACTAAAAAGGCGATTGTGACCATTGAGGACGTTGTTAATGGGCTTTTAACGGAAGCGCAATACAATGGCGAGGGTTCCAGTCAATCAGCCCGTGTAAGCGCTTGGAAGGCGTTAACGGATTACACAGGCGGATTCGATAATAATCGACAGAAGGTCGATACCAACGTGACCATTAACAAAGCCGACGATTCTAAATGGTAGACCTAAGAGAGTTTCAGGGGCACGTAAAGAAGCACAGCCCAGCATTTGTTCCGCTATTCACAAATAAGTGTCGATACGAAATAACATGGGGCGGGGCTGGTTCCGGCAAATCGCATATCGTCGCTAGAAAACTGCTTTACAGGATGCTTCAAGAAGACCACGTAAAGCACAACATTCTAATCATCCGCAAAGTAGACCGCACTATTAAAAAGTCTGTTTGGACTCTGATGAAAAACATCATATCCAAGTGGGGGCTTTACTCTGAATTCAAATTCAACGAAACCGACCGCACAATGATTTGGCTCAAGAATGGCAGTCAGTTTATGTTTAGCGGTCTTGATGACGTTGAGAAACTAAAGTCTATCGAGGGTGTTACCTCTGTATGGTGCGAGGAAGCGACCGAGTTATTGCAGGAAGACTTTGAGCAGTTAGATTTACGCTTGCGTGGTGAGCATGGTTGTCTAAAGCAAATCACACTCACGTTTAACCCTATCTCAGACCAGCATTGGATTAAGAAAATATTCTTTGACGATCCGATTGAAGATGTATTCACACTAAAGACAACATACCTTGATAACTCATTTATTGATGATGAGTACAAGATGGTTATGGAGAACAAGAAGAAGTCGAACCCGCGATACTACAATATCTATGCACTAGGTAATTGGGGCACTGCTGAGGGGCTTGTTTTCCACAACGTGAAGTATCGACCAATCAAAGAAGATGAGCTAACCGATTGTGATTTCGTTCAGGGGTTAGACTTTGGTTACACTAACGACCCTACCGCATTCAATCAAACCTACATAGACGTTAAGAATAAAAAGCTATTTGTTTATGATGGATTCTATGAGAAGGGAATGAGCAACCAGGCTATTGCTGATAAGCTAAAAGAAATGCAAGCCCACCGTCACATGACAACCTGTGATAGCTCAGAGCCTAAATCAATTGATTCACTAAAAGCTAAAGGATGCAGGGTTAGAGGCGCAATGAAAGGCGCTGACTCTATCAATGCAGGGGTTGACTTTCTACTTGAGTTTGAAATTGTGGTAAACTCTCATTTAGTAGAGTTTAAAACTGAATTCGAGAATTATGCGTGGTCAACCAATAAAGACGGAAGGACACTCAACAAGCCAGTTGATGACTTCAACCACTTTATTGACGGACTGAGATACGCTTGCGAACATCTATACATTAAAGCCAAGCGCAAACGATTTGCTATACATGGGTAAGAATATGAAACATCAAGTTGATTTAGGATATACAAGAAATCTGCCCTTGTGGACGCAGATTCGTGCAGCTATTAGGGGTAAACAAGGTGCAATTGAGCTACTAGAATCACCTAATGGTTATTTGGGCATTGTTAAGCCTATGTACCGAGTGACAATAGATAACCGTGACACTGTAAGTAAGCGTGAGCTTGCCTACTTTGCGCGTGGCCGATTCTTAAATGCAACAGGTCGAACGCATGATGCATATGTCGGGATGATTGGTTCGGCTCCTGTAGATGTTGAATTGCCTGGCACGATGGAGGGCTTGAAAGGTGATGTTGACGGGCAGAGATCGACTATCAATGACTTCGCGCTTGAAATGTGTTCGGAGGTTCTTATTACGGCTCGTTATGGTGTGCTGGTTGATCCACCAAATCTACAAGGCGGTACAATGGCGCAGGCTCGTGAAGCGCTGCCTAAACTCATTGGTTACTCAGCAGAACAAATCAAACGACACGTGATGATGAATGGTCAGCTTCAAATGGTTGAACTATGCGAGTCATACACGGAGCGCAAAGATGAAGACTACGAGACGAAAGAACAGATTCGCCGCCTAGAGTTAATTGATGGTGTTTATGTTTCTAGAATCTACCGAGATAGTGAGATTTACTCCGAGGATATGGCAGTAATCAACGGCTCACCACTAAAGTACATTCCATTCCAATTCTGCGGTGCTGAGAACAATAAGCCTACATATGATCGCCCTGTTATGTTTGACCTTGCTCACGCTAACCTAGGTCACTTCCAGTTGGATTGCGATAACCGTGAAAACCTCCACTATCACGGCCAAGGCATGACTAACGTGTTTAGTGATAGCGACCCAGAGCAAATGGCAGAAATGAACCCTGGTGGCATTGACGTTGGTGCAAAAGGGGTTAACCAGTTCGGTTCTAGTGACCGAGTTGAAATCCTACAAATTGAGGCGACTGGTGCTATCTCTGCCGAAATGGAGAGGGACGAGAGGCGAATGATTATGTTAGGCGCTCAGGTCACGCAAGACTCAACAACTAATCAGACTCTAGGCGCTAAAGAAATCGACGCCAACGCATCAACATCACAGTTAAAACGAATTGCCAACAACGTATCTGCGGCATTGACTCAGTGCATTAAATGGGCTGCTGAGATGGTAGGCGCTAATCCTGACGATGTGAAAATCTATGTGAATGATCGCTTTATCACTGACAACATGACTGCTCAAGATGTTCAGGCTATGTTTGCCATGTACCAAGGTGGCGCAGCTACACTGGACGAACTGAATGAGGTTAAGCGCAAAGCGGGTATGACTCAAAAAACTAACGAAGAGTTAGCGGAAGCTTTAGACGATGAGGCGGTAGTCGAGGGTGATACGGAAGAGGTGGCGCAACTTAAATTGCAGATTGAACAGTTACAAGGTCAATTGAATGGCGATTAACTCGGAGTTGGTTGCTATTGAGGCGACCCATAACCTATACATTCAGCGGTTAGCGGCTCAGTATGGTAACGAGGCGCTGCCGTTTATCGAATCCATGCAAGAGCGAATCACCAATCGAATCAACCGAGAGGTGGGTAAGAACCTCACACCTAACAGGCGGCAAAAGCTACTTAGTGACATTGATGAGATAGTCAACGAAGAGCTAAAGGGCTGGACTGGTACGCTCAGGGTTAACAACGCTGATTTAGGGAAGTATGAAGCTGACTTTCAAGGTAAGACCGTTGCCAGTATGTATCCTGCTGCCGAAGCTGCCACTGTTGCTAAGTCTGTGGTAAAGAGTGAGGCTAATAACACGTTAATCAAGTTGGGTGATGACTCTTACACCTCATACAATCAAATGCTATCAAACTACACTAGGCAGAATGCAGAGCAGATAAATAACATTGTCGCTCAAGGTTTCGTTAGTGGTCAGACTACGCGAGATATTGCTAACCAGGTATTAAGTGAAGTTGATAACCGCATCGTTAAAACCAAGAAGCAAGCAAAGGCCGTTGCTCGAACTGGCACAAACCACTATGCGAATGTGGCAAGAAAAGTTTACTTTGATAACGAGCCTATTGTTATTGGTACGCGAAGGATTGCTACCTTAGATAGCGCGACATCTCAATTCTGCTTTGCTGGTGAAACTTCATTCTTGCCTATAGGTGATTTAACGAGTATCTACAGAGCTAAATATAGTGGAGAGATCATTACCCTTGATTTTTCCACAGGAGATAAGCTTGCTGGGACACCTAACCATCCTATACTCACGCAGTATGGCTGGACTCCTCTCGGTGAAATCGATCCAAGCAAGCATATCGTCTATACCGTTGAGAGAAATATCTTTGGCTTCATGAGCAAAAAGAACGTAAACGCTCCAACCACTTTCTCCAAGCTCTTTGACTCTCTCAGCAAGTCCCCCGTTGTTGATGTAAAGTCTACCGACAGTACGGCAGTAGACTTCTATGGCGACGGAGTGAGAATGAATGGCAAAATCAATATTCTTAGTCCCAAAGGCCATTTGTGGAGTGACTTCAAGTCCGTGATTGGTGAGCATATTGTAGACAACCTTTTCGGATTCGGTCATGGCTGCAGCTCTCTCTCTGGCGAGGGCAACCTTTTCAATCGAGGTCTTGTCTGGCTTCCATCCATCAAGGCCTCTAAGCTCACAGCCAGAATCGTTGAGTTGCTTAAAAACCCAGGACTTAGATCTTCCAAGTTCTCTTTCAATTTCACTCGGTCTAAATCCATCGTTAAACATTTGGACAGCCTTTTTTCTATGCTCAACAACAAGGTCGTCGCACTCTCCACGCTTCCTAGCGCGCATGAGTCCAGCATCCTTAAGAAGCTTAGTGACGGTCGTAGTTGTGACATTATATTGTCTTCCGATGGCTGTGGCGCTCGTACCTTCACGGTAAAGCCTGTAAATATCGTTAGCATGTCTAGCGAGTTTAGGGATTGTCATGTTTATACCTCATCATGTGGTCAAGGCTATTATATGGCGGGTAGTGCAATAGTCAAGAACTGTCGAAGCATTGATAATACAGTTGTATTGAAAACAGACCCTAACTATCGCAGCGCTTTTTCGCCGTTCCACCCTAATTGTCGTACAGCAAACATCCCAGAATTGGATTCCAGATACACTCACGAAGATGAGGGCGGCGAACGTCCTGAAAACTTTCGTGATGCTGAGTCTGGTTATTTAATGCCAGATACCACATCAAGCAAGAAGATATTCTATGAAGCATTCAGAAGTTTGGATGCAGCAACACAAGATCAACAATTAGGGCCAACATTAGGTCGAGCATTTAGAAAGGGCTTGCGTGATGGAACTATCACTCCTGAATCATTCGCCAAAATGACTGTTGATGAGAAGAATTTACGACCTCTCACATTGAAGGAAATGGAAAAGAAAGATAACGCTCTAGGTCGCATACTAAGGGAGCAGAAACGTTAATTTGTACACAAGGCTGTACATGGTGTAAAATATACGTGACATCAGGTGTCATAACTGCATAAGGTGCATATAATGAACTTAGAACAACTATTGGCTTTAGGTCTCGATGAGGACAAAGCAAAAGAAGCTTTGGCGTTGCATGAAGAAGATGTAACAGGGCTAAAGAACAAGAATACTGAATTGCTTGGTAAATTCGATACTTACAAAAACGAGCTATCGACTAAAGACCAGGCAATTGAAGAAGCGCGACAAGTTGCGGCCGCTGCTAAAGAAGCAGAGTTAAAGGCGGCTGGTGATGTGGAGGGCTTGAAAAAGCACTACGAAACAGAGCTAGCAAATGCCACAGCGCTATTGAATAGCGAGAAGGAAGCGGCACAAAACGCACTCAAGCAGCGTGACCTTCAAGAAGTTCATTCTGACATTATGCGAGGTGTACATGAGAACTTCACACCGGCGGCTCAAGCTCTACTGGCTGCAAACACAGAAGTTACATACGGCGATAACGGTGAAAAGAAAGTAACCATTCGTCATGGTGATAAAGAATTTAACTCTACTGCTGATTTTAAAGAGTTTGCGAAAACAGACCCAACTTGGTCAGCAATGTTAAGCGCTCCTGATACTAAGGGTGTTGGGGCAACAAATACAACAGGTAGTCAGGCTCCTGCTGGTACAAACTATAGTGATATGACGCTTGAACAAAAGGCTGATTATCTCGAAAAGAACCCACTACAAAGAATAGGTTAATATTATGGCATTAGGTGATTTCCAGTCGTTTAACGACTTTGCATATAACTCATTCGTCACTACGTATCAGCAAAACGTGAATCTGTTTAACGCTGCTACTAATGGCGCTATTCAGATGCGTGTCATGGGCTTTAGCGGTGACTACAAATCTAAAACACAATTCGAGAACCTAGCGTCTCTAGTTGGTAACCGTGATGCGTCAAGCACTTCGGCTGCTACCGAGCACGCGCTGGCTGAATTGCTACAGGTTGAAGTGAAAGTCGGTTTGGGTACTCCAAACATTTCTTACACCAATACTGCATTTGACTACACTCAACGCGATCCTCGTCTAGCGGGTACAGCATTTGGTGAGGCAATGGCGGAAGGTGCAATGGCTTACCACTTGAATTCTATTCTAGCGGCTGGTGTTGCTTCGATTGCTGCTGCCGATGTTACTTACGATGGTACGGCTGGTGTTGCTTCTCTTGCTTCGCTAAATAAAGGTGCTGGCAAGTTTGGCGACCGTCAACGCGCTATCGTTGCATGGGTAATGCACTCTAAATCAGTAAACGACATTTACGACCAAGCGCTTGCTAACTCAAACCGTCTATTCCAGTTCGGTAATGTTCAGGTTGTTCAAGATGGCTTCGGTCGTCCG